TCCAAATCGCAAAAGATAATTGTACATATCAGAATCATGATATATTATTCTTTCTTTTTCGCAATTAAAATGAAAATGTAGTTTATTGCTTAATTCAATAATTTTGTTATATGTTTCTAAATCATGTTTTTTTGTTTGAGCTATTCCAAATGCGTTTTTTCTTGTGCTTATCGTGTATCCATCAGCAAGCCAATATCCCATAAATTCACAAAATAAATCAAAATTTATCAAATGTTTACCTATTTCAATAAATTGAATATCATTATTGTTATATTCGCTACTTCTATATAATGCACCATTTGTGCTTTTGTAATCTAATGCAAATTTATTGTCCATAATCATTCCATTTGATTTATTTAAATAAATCATTGAATGGTCTGGAGTTACTAATAAATCAAGAGATTTGTTTTTAAATTGAATCATCTTTCCGTTATAGTAATATTCAATAAAATTTTTCCATTTAACAAATTCAGGATGTTTTGTTTCAGGATTTAAACTAAATATCATATCCTCTATTCCAACATCTTTAAAGAATTTCCAACCATTATTTGTTAATACTTCTGTGTCGCTCGAATAACAATGAGGATGCCAACCAGTCCATTTATACGTCTTCGGATATATCCCTTGCAATTCGTCGCAAATGTCATGAAAAGGCACTCTTTTGCCATTTCTTAGAATAGTGTGATTATTTGAAAGCCTTATTTCATATCCTTTGATAAGAGGATTGTTTTGATAACTCGCCCATTCTGCTTCCCGATAAGCTGCATTTACTTCCGTTGTGATTAGTCGCATAGCGTTTTTATAGGCACTTCGATACACTCCCTGTCCTGGATGGTATTCTTTTGCTGCTTTGCTTAAACTTAAATTACCGCTGTTTTTATCCCTTACACGACGAAATAGCGACTCGGGATTGTTTAGATATTTTTGCATATTCCTTGCAATATCATCAGCTGATTTGCCTTGTTTTATTCCATTCTGAATTGCAATTTCCATTTCTTTTTTAATTTGGTCGTTGTAATTCCAAACCCTATCGGAAATATTCAAACCACCTTTCTTTTCGTTTACAATTCGATACGATTCTTTTGTTTTATTTCTTATATCCTTTGTAGCTTGTAGAACCGTTTTATCAATCTCTGTTTTATAATCTTCATTCAATCGGCCAAAAGCATTACTTAAATGATTTGTTGTATTATCAATTCCATAATTCCAAACGTTTGCAATTCCTTTTTGAAGATTAGTATTGATGATTTGTGTTAATTCAGCAATTATCTTATCAACCTTTTTAGTTGTATAATTGGAAAACTTAAAATCTTCAGTTCCTTTTTTAATTGCTGCTTGTACTTCCGGAAGGTTAAGCATACGTTTATAAGCATCACCGTAGTAATATTTTAATCTCTTATTTATTCTTTCAATATATACTTGCAGTTCCTTCTCGTTCATTATAATGCTTTGATATATTTCTCAAGGACTGTTTTAGCTTGCAAGCATGAACCTGTCAGAACATCATAACCTTTTGCTTCAACATAAAGAGCATATTCCATTCCTGCAACGATAACACCTATTAAAGCTTCGGGATGAGTTTTTGCTGCTTCTTCTGCAATTCGTTTTCCTTCAACAATGCCTTTTGAACCATCACCTTCAACCCCTATACCTGCCATATCAAATTTTTCTGTAACAAATTCACCTCTATCGTATAAAATAAAGCCAATAGAGGAGCGGAGGTTGTTTGTTTTGTCCTTGTAGGTATTTGTTTTCTTCGCAAGGTTGACAATATCACGACAAGCCATTTCAAAAGCTTCCGTATATGATGCTTTTGCTTCTTCCGTTTTTGCATCAATCTTAGCAAACAATTTGCTTATATCAGTGGTGCATTTTATAGACATAACTTATTGATTTTCATTTATTGATTTTCAGCACTTTATGAATTTATAAACATTTGATTATCAATACCAAGTCTTAAATTTTACGGTATTAAGACACCCTGTATATTTACGGCTCTTGATAACTGAATGTATTATCGTTTGTAAAGATTATTTTATTGTCGTCTTCTATGAAATAGACTTTATTAACCCAACAAATAATATCCTCGTCTGGACGGTATACTTTTAATTGTATCTTGACTTTCTCTGTTCTCTCAACTGCTATAAATGAATACTTTTTATACTTTACTACATCGTTAATAATAACACTATTAACAACGTCGTCTGTTTCGCTATACTCAATCAAACAAACATCATACTTAAAGTCAGATTCAGCCGTACTTGTAAATGAATAAGATTTCTCTTTTGTGCAACTAGCTAGAAATAATAATAAGATAAATAACTTTTTCATAATTTTACATACTTAAAACAATCAACTGCGAATGCAGACATCCATTTTTGCTTCAAAATACAATAAACTTTCCTGTCTACAATCATATGATTACTATTCTTACAATGCACACATTGCACTCCTTTTTTAAGTTCTTTAACTTCTTTATGTTCTGTTTTAGTTTCAATTTTTTTTGCCATAGTTTTGATTTTTAATAGTTTTATATCCGATTTTATTTATTTCTTCGGTTGTAAATTCTTGTTCTTTTAACCATACTGTTCTATGTTCACCATCATAATAATAAGTAGCTTCATAAGTAACATTATCAAATTTAATATTTACTCCCGTTATCATAGCCGATATGCCGCTAACTTTAATAATTACCATTATTCCACATTCATATACTTTCATAATACTGTAGGTTCTAATGTTTCTAATACATTCATTCCTTGTTCTTCCTCTTTGATAAGCTCATATTCCCTTTCGGAATCATTTGTATAGTTCAATTGTCCGACTGCAGTTTTTTGTGAAAGTATTGGTTTTCCACCTGTCGCTGCAACTAATATATCAACCTTTGTTTCTTCATCATCAATCATAAATGGAACGATTTCCGGTTCTATATCCATTGAATCGCAAGTCGCTTTTAATCCACTATTAAACATTCCGATGAATGCTTTAATGAGATTTAATCTTCTTGTGAGATATTCAGATAAAACTTCTTGCTTTTCCTGCACTTTTAGGTGTGCATCAAGAAATAATAGTTTTAAGGCACGACCTGAAATATTTCCTAACCCTTTGACAGATTCAAAAGATAAATTAGGAGTTTGGGTAAGCGAATAGATAAGATTTAACAACGTTTCAATCTCAAGTTTTACTGCTTCCGGTGCCTGCTGCCATGAAAGATATTTTGCATCGCTGTCTCTATCTCCTTCGATAATTGAACCTGCTTCGCCTTTTCTTCCGAAACCCACTAATTGACCTTTGATAAAGATTTTAGGTGAAGCATGATAGTCGTTCGTGTCTGCGAAATTAGATAGTAATTTCTCTAATCTGTCAATCAAACTTTGAACATCTTCCCATTCGGTTTGTTCCTGCTTGCCGTACACAATAGGTATCTTGCCGAGTTCAATCTTCTTTGGAAATCCTTCTACAGCCTTTTTGTCGGTTATATTCCACATGAAATGCTGACTATCTGTATAAGTCTCAAAAAAAATAATATCTTTATCATCCACTTTTTTAGTGAATTCACGTGAAAAGGCTATCATATCGCCAAAATCATCAAATGTAGGAAATAGCTTATCACCTTTCAGTGTTGAAAATACTGCTGCTCTTAACTTGTAATTGCTATCAAAGCCGTATAATGCTTTTGTATTTTTGTCTTCAATCGGGTACCAATACTCTGCCACTTCCGTTGTAGAGTACATCACTCTTGCTATTTTTCTATTAAGAGAGGTTTCTTTGTTCTTAATAAGAATCTTTTTTATGCCGTTTAATACGGTTTTTTCCGCTTCTGATAGCGGTTCGTAGTTAAGGCTGATTGGATTACCAAAAGAAAACGAAACAGCCCTTTTTACGATGAGTTTTTGAATCGCAATGGCTATTCTCGCAACCTGCTCAATTTTGGTACCTTTTTCTGCCGTTTCGCTGCCCTCAGAATAAGTTGCGGTTTCCGTTCCGCTATCCATATCGACTTTTACTTTTTTATTCGGACGTTTAGTCTCGTCCATTACATCATGATTCTTAGGTTCGAGCTGATTTTTAATTGTCGTTATATCCGGCAACGGATCAGGACGTGTTTTTTTGATTTTGTCTACCAATTCGGTAACATCATTGCTTGTAAGTAGTTTTTTTAATTCTTCTGTATTCATAATTAATAAAATATTCCTGTTAAGTCTTTTATTCTCTTTCCTTTTCCGAGTATTTCGGTAAGGAATATGTATCTTATAGCATCAATAGCATGATTGAAAGCATCAATCGGCATATTTAGCCATTTACCTTCTTTATCTTGCTGATAGGTGTAGTTTCTAAATTCTTTGATTATATTTGTACTTCGTCTTGTGATACAAAATCTATATTCAAGCATTTTTGCGATTCCTGCTTTCACAGAGCCTTGATATTTATCTACAGGAATAGCGTTTATACCTGCGTTTTTGATTTCTTGAATCATTCTCGGGTCTGCACTTTCACTTATTATTCTATTGATATTGTTTATTTTTAATTCTTTGATAATATCTGATGTAAGCATGTGAGTACGATAGAATATTTCATCAAGATAAACTGTTTTGGTAGTCTCATCAATGTAAGTTTTTATAGCTGTAGAAGGGTCATTAGTGAATCCAAAGTCCATTCCGTACAAACTATTCTTAACAAAAGGATATTCATCAATAATCTCTATATTTTTAAATATCAATCCTTCAATGGCTGCTTGTATTCCTAATCCATAAATCTTCCAAAGGCTGTCATTTTTTGTACGTAGGCTTTCAATTTCATCAATGATTGTTTGCTCAAGAAATGGATTATCTTTGTAAGTAGAAAATATATGTTTAGTCCTTGAATCTTTGTTTATTTCGTTAATCCAATGCTCGTCTGAAAACGAAGGGTTATAATCAATTATCGAAAATTTGGTTGTTCTTAATTTTAATTGCTGAAATTCTAAGGCTGTTAATTCGTTTGCTTCGTTTGCGAAAAGAATATCTCTCTTTCTACCTCTTAGCTTTTGTTCATTATCGGTGCTGAAAAATTCAACCCACGAGCCGTTTGGAAATGTATAAATCAATTCCGACTTATTAAATTGTTTACTATCCCATAATAACATGTTCATCATTATCTCTTTAAAATCTACTAAAACGGAGCCTTTCAAAGCTGGCAATGTCCCTCTTACAATAGATATACGTGTGTTGGGATATTGAACAAAAAAGAGAATAAGCCATATAATTATATTATAAGTCTTTGAACTATTATGACAAACCGTGCCATCTTCTATCGTGAAATATGGAGAATTGTCTAACTCAAAGCCAAAGTAATCTCCAACTCCTGCATTTTCTATTGATATAGTTGTGCTGAAATAATTTCTATTGCAATCTTTGCCCTCTATTCGTTTTCTTGGCACTTTAATATATTTGTTTAAGTCTTTGAAGTTAGAATGGTTTATTTCAATGTAATACGCCTTGCTTTTGTATAAAGTTCCGTTGGCTCTTTTCATATTGGCATTTACCTCTATAATTCCATTCGTGTAAAAACCGCTAATTCTGCATATTTCTAAAACTCCCTCAAGTATTCTTCTATTTTTTTGGGAAATAGATATTGTTTTTCTTCCTGTGCTACACCCATCACTATCTATTAAACCTGCCAATAACTTCAATCTATTTTCATATGAATTGTATATGTAGTCTTCAGGTATATGTTTATTTTTTATCAAATCATAGTCTCTGAAACTATCTCTAAATTCTCTTGTTTTCCCTTTTAAAGATTTATTTTTAGTACCCTCTTCACAAATCATAAATCTGTGAGTAACTGCATCAACTTTATAGGCATATGTATCGAGTGTTTTAGCAAAGTCATAAAACCATTCTTTAATTTCGTTATCAATATTTGTTATTTCATGAGGTCTTATCGAACACCCATCGCCAAGCCACATTCCAAGATAATAAGGATCAATCATTGTCTCCTTTTCTGGCAAATGGCACATTGTATTTTTAAATCCCGTATATTTTAATCTAAACTTTTCGCTTTGCTGTGTAAAATACTTAACATCGAAGTCGTGTATTTTTTCTTTATCAAATGGCTCATATACCCATTTCCTTTTTTCGGCACTCTTGTAGCCCTCAATAGCTATTTTTCGACCCTGTGTCCTTGTTTGCTTTAATGAAAGTATATGATTTTCATTTACAATATAATCAACCCCTCTTTTCTGCTTAACTTTATACAGCTTGCTATTTCCTTTATGTGTAGAGATAACAGTATTATACCCATCTCCCTGTATATTCATTACTTTATCCCCAATCTCTATGAGTTGAACTGCCTTTAATCTGCCATCATACATACGCACAAGAGTTCCCTCTGCAAAGCATCGAGCTGAACCTTGAGCGGATAACGTTGTGTAGCCTTCTCTATATGCCTGCTCAACCTCCCGATATATCTTTGTCGTTAGTATTTCCATTTAATTGTTCTTTATCGTCAATTATTCTTACAGTAATAGGTTCAGGAATTAAGTCCTTGCCATCTTTTCCGGTTAGTTCAGTATTGTATTTATTTTGATATCGATGTTCTTCAGGGGTGCAAATTAAACGATACAAAGCTAATAGCTCACCCGCTTTGTCTGATTTAAACAATTTAGCTCTTATTGCTGATTTAGTTTTTGTTTTATTGTCTTCGAGCACAGCCTTAATGTTGTTAATTTCGTTAGAATCAATCGGAAAAAAAACGTAAAATGTAGGCTTAGAAATTGGAAGCCATGCAATTATATCTTCAATAAAAAAAAGATTGTTTTCTTTTGCTGCATTTAAAGCTTTTTCGTATATTTCCTTTTTTTTGTATGCCATTATTCAAATGATTTTATATTTTCAAAATATTCTTTATAGAAATCAAATATTCCTTTATTGATAGTAATACATGCGTTTTCGGTTCTCGGGTTTGTATTTATGTTTGCTGAGCTTTCTATTCCAAAATAAAACTTATCCCCATAGCCCGCATAAATTTTTGCATGATTTTTAAAAACTGAAATTCTTCCGCATTTATGATTTTCAAACATAGTTTGCAATAATTCATATTCTTTTTTATAGGTATTTGGAAATATTTCTCCAACAAAAGCATCTTCAGTTAGCCATAAATTAAATTCGGCTATATCTTCCGGTGCCATACACCATGTTGAAAACAAACAATAGTCTAAATTTTGTTTTCTAAGTATAATTTTTAAAAACGAAATACTATCTATATTCCCACCTGTTAGAAAATGATATGATTCATTTTCATTAAATTTATAATCTTCCATTAAATTTAATAAATTTAATTCAGAAAACGCACGACGATAAATGTGTTTTGTTGTTAATTCAAACGAACACTCTTTGTAATGATGTTCCCTTTTTTTAGGAGTATCATTATTGTTTTTTTTCTCTATCCATGTATTTTCTAAATCCCATTCCATTTTTAATAACGTTTATTTATTATAAATTTAAAAAATCTTCATTTAATTCGTCTCCTGATAAATATACACCATTATTAAACTTTTGCAAATCGTTTTTAATATAAAATTTTAAATTTGCGTCCCTGCATATTCTTACTGATTCAAAAATAAATTTTGCCCAATCGATAGCTTTATCAATTCCTTTATAATTATTTATTTTCCCAATTTTTACATGGTTTATAAATTTTGAGACTTGATTTAATAAATTAAGGCTTTGTTCTGGCATAATTACTGGCTCAAATGAAGCCCACGTCATTATTCCATTTTCTGAAAAATATCTTAACGCTTTAATTCTTTCATTCGGCAAAGCTGCTCCGTTTTCCCAATGTTTTGAATCTTTTTCATTGTCAAAAGTAAGAGTGCTTCCTATTTTAAAACGATTTCCAAATTTAAGAAATAAATCAATATCTTTTATGGCTTTATTTGGATGTTTAGTTAGAATTGCAACTTTATGCTCGTACTTGTTTAATATTTCAAGGACTTTCCGAGTTTCGCCATCTTCTATATTGCAATAAGGGTCTCCGGTAAAGGAGAGTAATATTTGTTTTTTACATCCTTGCATTTTTTTTGCTGAAATTTCAAGTTTATTGAAGTCAATATTTGAAATTACATTCTCATGCTTATAGCTCGAATTAAAACGAGTAAGCATGTTTGGAACGTAGCAATAAAGGCATTTATGGTCGCAGCCTTTAAAATAATTCAGTGCTAGTGGGCTATATTCTCTCGCCCTGCCTGCCGGTTCGTAGATGTTACACATATTTTTTATATTTTAAATTCCTACAAATATACATAAAATATCAATACAATTATATGGTTTCCAACATATTTACATCAATTTTTTCCCCGTTTATTTTAACTTCAAAAAGTTTATTATGTTCTTTCATATACAAAATCCAACGTTTTAAAATTATATCACAATGCAAAGGTTCAAATTCATTCATATAACATATACGATTGTTTTTTTCACATGCAATTAAAGTGCTGCCAGCCCCTCCGAAAAAATCACAAACTAACTCATTTGGGTTTGAATAATGTAAAATAAACGTTTCTGGTAATTCAACTTTTTTTGCTTGCTTAAATCCATAATTTTGATTATTATTAATATGTATTTGAGCGCATTCAATCAAAGTCGAAAAAGCATCTTTTAAATTATTAAATTTTGTTTTCCCTTTGCAAAATTCAGCAATAGGGTCAATCCTTGTCATAGGTCGATTATTTGACACAAGCCTTGCTAATTTAAAATCAACATAAAACATTTTTCTAAAATATGTTTCGTTATTTTTTATATTCTGAATCAATAATTTATCAGAATTCATTATAAAAACATGTGAGTCCTTTTTTGCTTCTGCTATAGTTATTTTTGAATAATTATCTTCAAGGTCAAATGGCGGGTCTATAAAAATCATATCGGCTTGTTTCCCATTCATTAAAATGTTAATGTCTGCATCGTTGCAAGAATCTCCGCATAATAGTCTATGATTATTCATTTCTATTAAATCACCTTTTTTTATGAACGCTTCTTTTGTTTCGGGAATTTCATCTTCATTTTCATCAATATTTTCCTTGCCCCATTCGGTCGATATATCCATTCCCCATTCTGTTAATTTTTCGGCCTCCCAATTGTTCGCCAATTCATCAAAATTCCACTCCCCAAATGAAACATTGTCTTTGATTATAAATTCTTTACGCTGTTCCTCCGTCCATTCATCCGCTAATT